TCTGGCCCTGTGCATTTAACGAATCAGCACAAATACCATATGTAGCTATATCACCAACTGTAGGGTCTGCATGACCGTAAAACCATCTTTCGGAGTCTCCTACTTTCCCTGCCAAGTCAATAGAATTTCCATAAGCTAGGAAATTCTTACCAAATGCATACCATGTATTAGGATCTGTACCTGGTACTGTTCCTATACTACTAGTTAAAGCTACATAAGCTGTACTATTATGGGATGCACTATCACCTGTTTTATATGATTCAGTAGAGGAGTACACATCACATGCAGAGGCATCTACTGAATTTGTAATAGAGTCCCATACAGCCTTTCCAGGTAATGAAGTCCCTCTATGATATGATATGTTTGTACCTAATATAATATATTCAGATGGATTATATGCAGGCATTTCAGTCACCCACACATCATCTGACCCAACAGAACTGTTACCCGCATTAGGAGTATCTATTATAGGAAGTGGATTTGGCTCTGATGGTGTTCTTGTCTGAGTTAACCGCCTTGCTGTAAGTAACTCTGCATTAGCAGCCGCAACTGCTAAATCGGAATTAGCACTACTGGCCTGACCTTCGGTTGATGGTAAATGCCAAGTACGATAAATCCAGTCATATTCTTTACCTTTTATGTCCATTTCCCATAAGGATACTGCGTTAGTTAAAGTAGCATCAACAGCATCTACTAGAAACTCCCAAATTTCACCATTTAGTGAGTCGACATACTGATCACCTCTTCTTACAATTGTACCCACTAGTGTTGATGGTGCGGTAAAACTATATCGTTGAGTTCCATCTGGGTTTAAATCACCTACTAATTGAATTGTAGGAGCGTTTACACCACTATAGAATTTAGACCCATCATCACCGGCAGGACCTTGATTACCTACTACCTCTGCAGATATATCCCAAGATGCTGTGGGAATAATCCGAGAATAGACACCTGACTTACCACTTACTGTAACCTCAGTCCAGTTAGCGGATAATATACTTGGATTCTCATATTGCTCTATAGCACGATCATCTCTATCATGAGTAGTAGCTTGTATACATTCATAAGTTCTTCCGTAATATACAACATATCTACCAATAGAGTAAGATTCCCAAACACTCCAAGCTTTAGGATAAATTGCATTACTTGTTGCTTTATAGTGTGGGTCATCGTCCACCCAAAGACTACCAGAATTGTCAGTAGAAAATGTATTATCACTATTTAAATTATTCCGTGATGATATAAACCAGTTTCCTGCTGTAGGAATGTCATGTATTATATTAGTATCAACGGAATTACCGTTAGTATCTATTTCACTAAACTCATAGAATGTATTTGGTGAAACAATTGTTGGTTCAGCTGCGCCTAATAATGTACGAGTCCAAAGTGAAATTTCTTTAATAGTTTGCCCTTCAACACCATCAACTCCATTATAACCATTTTCGGTATGCTTAGCATCTGGGAATATATTGTCAGGAAACCAAGCCAACGTTGTGTCAACATTATCAGTTTCTTTGATAATAGAAGATGCTGATGATTCAATAACATATAAGTTATGATCATGCGATTTGGCATCTGTTGATGTCAGCATCTGGGAATACCAAGATCCAGTCTCGTCAATTATATCTTTAGGAGATCCTAAATAATACCCAATGTATTTTGGATCAATTCCAGTGAAATCTCCACCTGCATCAATTCTAGCTTGAGTAATTAGTCTATTTTCATTTGTTGCTATAGAATAATCACTACTAGGTAATCCACCAGCTCTAGCAGTAGCATCAAAATCAGCTGCTGAATAAAATGTAGATGCGCTACCGTGACCTGTTGTAGGTGCTTCCAGTCTAACTAAGTCTTTAGGAGTTTGTGGCCATCTATGCCATACAGTACCACCTGCAGTATAACTAAATTCTAACTGGTCAGTATCGAAATTAAATCGTACTGGAAGTGGTGTTGAACCTACACCGTTAATAGGATGTACCTCAACTCCAGCTTCAACGTCTGTTAATCTTTTATATAACCTTAATATCTGAAAGTTTGTTGAGTTTTCACCATCAGTACCAGATCTTAATACCATGCCCCAGTCTATTGCAGTACCTGTTGCTGTACCATCATCTGTATGATATGCAGTACCTGTTGGACCCTCAGCAGAAAAGTTTACAGTAGCATAAAACAAAACACCCTGATCTCTGTCGTTTTCATATGTTGTAGTTCCACCTGGTAGAGTAGCGTCCTTATAATTTGTTACCCATTCTCGACCAGCGGCATCACCAGCACCAGCCGCAATACCAGTTAATGCACCCTCACCAGTAAAAGTATACACTCCTCCTATAGGAGAACTGGGAGTAGTATTTTTATCAGGTGATAATGTATAGACGTTTATTCTAGCACTTGACTTACCATCATTACCATCACCTGCCAAGTCTTGTCTTACAGGAGAAGACCAATCAGGGATATTATACAATTTAGTACCTATCGAAACATTTGCACCGCCAATTTCTACTTCTACTAGATTCCAACAACTACCATTTAAACCATTACCAACAGGTTGTAATTCTGTAAAATTATAACCATTAATAGAAATTCTATAATTATTGTAAAATGAGGTATAAAAGCCTGGTGTAATTCCTGGATCTGATGAATATACTAAACTAGTATCCTCAGTATAGTCAGGTGGTATCGCTGCATAATTAGAGGAGATATCTAAAGTTAATTGAGTACCGGCAACAGGATCTAATGTATATTCATAAGTATTATTATTAAATATTACTCTATCACCAAGTTGGTATTCTTTACTTTGGTTATAAGTATGAAGAGATTCAATTATAGTAGTGGAAACCCAAAGTTTTTCCAGAGTTATTTCGGCAGGGTCAGAACTTAAAGGTAAAGGAGTTGTTGTAGACCATTCTGTAGGTGGTGTAAATGCTGAAGGTCCGGAACCTAGTAAATCAAATATAGATCCGTTATTAGTATCAGGTATATTAGGAGGTGTTGCTTGGTTATGTTCTGTTCTATAATATACTTGAAGAGCCATCCTAAAAATTCCATCATCGGCATCCATACCTTGAACACCATTAATACCTGTAGTTCCTGTAGGTCCTACAACAATATCTTGGAAGAATGCATCAATATCAGTATTACCATTAGCGTCACCACCATTCTGCTGCCAATAAGCATATAGACTATCTATACCTTCAACGGAATCAAATATACCAGAAAACCCATTAGCAGATCCACCAGATCCAGATCCACCAATAACAGTAAATGTTAAATGGTTTTGAGCTGCGTTATAAACAATATCAATACCATTTTCGGTTGATGACCCGATCATAGCACCTACTATATCCTTTATCCGGTTTTCATCAATATTATTACTTTGTAGTTTTAATAATTCGTCAACAATAGTAGATTCTAATGTTACTGTAATTTTGTCCGTATCACCTATAGCGGCAGCTAATTGATTACTTTTAGTCTTCCATTCTTTAAAAGTATCCCAATCATTAATAACTATATGGTTATTATTCATTTATTACTCTCCAATATTGTTTTTATTTGCCTTTTTAATAGGTCAACTTCTTTTTTAAGTTTATATACTTCAGTCTGTAACTTCAACTGGTTTTTATATTTATCTACTTTATTGTTATTCTTTAGTATGATAGCACCGGAATTATCCCGAATATAATCATTATGACCTTCTATTCTCATACGCCAGCAATAGCTCTAAAGTTTCTTATAAATGGTATAATATGTTGTTTTGTAGAAAACATTTCTATCTTAATCCTAAAAACAGTAAATTCTTGTATTTCACCACTTTCTAAGTGTGCTTCATCTAATGTATTATTATTATCTAAAGTACCTTCTGGAAAGTCAACTATATCAACCCAATCCCCATTTCTTTTATATTGATATTTTACCTTAATAGTACATTCAGTAGGACAATGGTAATCTAAAAATACATCTATATTATTTGATGCGTTTGCTAATACTATAGGTTTAGTAATATAAGATGCTAAAACCTCAGTATCATCTATAACAGGATTTATAGTAATATAAGACATTCTATCTAAATCAACAATAGGTGATACTAAATCATTATCACTATATAATGAACCTGTTATTTTACTTACCTTAGGAGTTATACTAGTATCTTTGTTTGAAGATACAGTTAATACGTTATTAGTATCTGTATGGGTAACATTAGCATCTATATTTAAATATGCTGTTCCACTATTACTATTAAGTGCATGCTCAGAAACCCAATCTATACTAGTACCATTAGGCTCTATCTGAGCAACACCGAAATAGAATTCTGAGTAGGGTATAGAATATGTAGATAACACATTATTTCCACCTACTTGCATTGTTCCCCATTGGGTAGGTGTATTAACTGATGTATTAGTATTAACTGACCGAAGCCCTGAATCTAATTCTATATAATATTCATTAATAGAATTAACACCTTTTATTACATGGGTTGTGTTTAGTAATGATGGTGCAAACCCAGATATAGTATCTGATACATTTAAAGATATAATACCATCAAGTTTTACATTATCATCAACTTTAAATCCATGATTATCCTGTTGTACAAATACTTTAGTAATATTACTGTTAGCAACATTTGCTACAGATTGAACAGTAATTGGATTATTTTTTAATCTAATATATTCAGGAATATCAGAGATAAGTTTAACTGTACCATTAGAGGTAGTGTCAAATACTGCACGTGATATTGAGAATGGAATATCTGACTCTGAATCAGGTTCCCATGTTGAAGCATTTTGTGATTTAAACATCACCCCTGTATGTAACTGACTTGCTGATATTTCATTAGTAAAGAATGAAGGTTCACCTATTCTATGATACCATATTTCGTAGTTATCTGTATTAGCTATCAATACAAAACAATATTCTACACCTGGTGCTAAATGAACTAATGAATCGAACTTAAATTCAGTGGCCATTTCTAGACCTGTAGCATATTTCTCTTCTTCAGTCAAGTTACCCCAACCTGATGTTTTATGTGTAATCTCAGTTACTTGATCTGGTGTCAACTCAACTCTAGAAAAAGGAAGAACCTGTTGTGTAGGTATACCGTTTTGCATTTCCCTTATTTCTAAGGTAACTGGTATATTCATATCCTTTCTTTTAAAATATACTGATATAGAAGTTGCAAATAAACCTTCTGGGTATTCAGCTCTTTTAAGAACAAATGACTGTGCTAAAGGATCTCTGTGTCTAACATCCATTGTTACATGATCACGCTCACCTGTTACTTCTGATGATGTGATAATAGGTAACCTTGTAGATAATGATGTATTTTCTACATTCTCTATTAAACCTGTTGCAGAATAATCAGCTGAAGCTGTAGTAGTTTCTAGATGTCTATGACCTGTGTCTGATAATCTAAAAGTTTTAGTTCCTGTATTAAACTTAATAATATCATTATTAGGTAACCAAAAAGAACCTGTTATAGCACCTGCATCATCAGACATTAGTTCATTAACACCTGCAGGATGTGTCCCTGCACCTATATAAGGAATTGATGCCCAATTTGCACCATAGTTCTCTACCATTAAATCAGCAGGGTAATCACCAGTTGCATTATGATCAATAAATACTGATTCACTTCTACAATAATGTGTTACATTAATATTATCAAAAAATGCAAATAATTTAGTATTAGGTTTTAAACCAGTTGCTTTAAATGATATTAAACGCGCTCTCATGAATGGAGCTAAATCAACAGATACTACTCTATCACCCATATCTGTAACTTCATTCGTTTCAGTTAAGACATTTGAGATACCCGATCGGGTCTGATCCTGGTGTGTAAATCTAGTAAGAGTATTTCCTATCCATTCAGGTACAGCATTTCTATCTTCGGCAGATCCTGATACACCTGTCCAATGTGTTTCCCATTCATTCCATACAGTACCTATAGAACTTTGATCTATTAAAGGTAGCATAGCGTCATATAAACTATTTTGTGTAAACACAACATCAGGTTTACGGTTTGTATCTTTCCAGTCATCAGTAGCTGGTGATATGGTTACATTGCCAGTAAAATCAAATACATTAAATGGATTTACATTAATAAAGTTAGTAGCATTTAATACTGAAACAGAAACTTCTCGTGTAGATTCATAGTCTAATGTTAAAATATCTCCAGTTTTTCTAATATTAAGATCTGACTCAGGAGGTAGTGGGTTTTCTATAAGATTTGTAAAACCCGGGAAATCTTCCCATTTAAAAGGTATATTACCTTCTATAAATCTAGGACCTAGTGCATTCATTTCTGGCCAGACAGAGCATTTATAATCTGGATTAGTTGTATCACCACGGCCGTGTGTTGTAAAATCATCTACAATAAATCCAGCTTTAAGTCTATTACCTATATTATCAGACATTGCTTGATTTTCTAATAACGACAATGAAGTGTAGTATTCTAACCGATCTACTCTAGACTCAATCTTACCTACATCACGCATTGTATAACGTTTGTTATTTATTCGTTTAATATCAATAAGAGATGCATCTAATGAATTAGCAGGTATTGTTAATTCATATAATTTAATTGTGTTTTTAGGAACTTTTCTGGCAACAGGTTTACTTGAAGGTGTACCTTTAATTACAGAAAAAACACCGGATGTGTCTAAAACAATACTATCTTTTCTACCAAAAGCTACTGCAGTATTCACTTCTAATACAGATTTAGGCTCTAGAGAAATTGTAGAAGTAGAAGTGCTATTCAGTGCATTTGGTGACTCCCTTCTAAAATCAACTATATTACCTACTGATATTTCTTTTCCATATTTTTCTGAATAGTATGTAGGTAATTTGGAATTATCTGTAATATCCTGATAAGATTCTCGTGTAAAGAAATCACTAGATCCTGAGTGCTTAAAGTATCTTAAATTTACAGTTAGTTGGTCGGGTAGACTACTACTAGAACTAGGGTTTAAATTTAATAATGACGGTTTATAATAATCATCAGTATAACCTCTATCTAAAATAAACTGTGATTTATAGTCTGTAGTATCTTCAGGATCATCACCATTTACAACAGATAGTATATCATAAACATCATACTTACCTAGGTTTCCAGTTGCAGCACTAAAACTAACAACAGAAGCTTCAGTTAGTGTCTTAATTTTAGGATTTCTTTTATCAGCTGTCTCATTTACGGCAGCAGACGTAAATACAGTATCACCTTCTAAAAGATTTGTATTATTAACTATTACTGTATTTGCCCCAGATCCTGACCCATTAACCGGACTTGGTATATTAGTTGCAGATAATATATAAGTACCTACTAGTTTTGTGTTATCTAGTGTATAACCAACTGGTACATCTAAAATAATAGTCGCTGCAGTACCATCGATACTATCAACTGTACCTTGCATAGCTGCCATGACAGAATAATTAACTTGACCTGTTTTAGCTTCTGTAGAGTCTTCAGAAGTTGTACTTAATAAAGAGATTCCATTCTCTTTTATTTCATATATATTACCCGTTAATGCAGCTGTATCTATTTTAGAATAGCCTCCCACAGCAACATTAGCGTTAAAAATAACTTCGTTGGTTTCATTCTCTTGTCTGATTTGTAAACTATCTTTAAATTCATGTGGTATTGTATAGTTAGGCTCAAACACAAACTCTTTTATGTTTAGATTTAAATCAGCAGTATTACTAGGTATACTTGTTATAGAGATAATTCTAAATTGCCCTACTACTGTAACCACATCATTATTAGTATAATATAATTCTAGTTTCTTTTCTGGTATATAATATCCAGTCAAATCTGATGTTACTGTAACAAAAGGACTTTGACCAACAGATACTGTTGTATTTAAAACTTCAGATTTTGTAGCTACTGGAATATCAAGAGGAATATCTGCAATAGTTTCTATCTCATATCCTTGTACATAAGCTTTAGATTTCCCTAACATTGTAGGAAAATTAGCACCATCCGATGAATTAGATATATTTAATGTAAAAGGTTTAATAGTATAATTACCAGATTCATCTGCAGTTCTTCTAGCAAGTTCATCCGCTAAGATATTATAAGAAGTACGATCTACTTTCTTAATTACATTATTATCAGAGATTCTTAATAATTCTATAAAGTTAGTATCCGATCTATTACCAGATAAAACAGAAATTAGCTCTGTTTTAATCTTTAATCTATCAGCACCTGATGCTCTAGCATTATTAGTACCTAGAGCAGTATCTCCTAATGTATGATCATCTGTAATATCTATAACTTCTTCAGTGACTTTTAAACCTACTGAATAATTATTCTCTTTACCTTCAACATTAGTTATAGTAGAATGAGAAGGAACAACAACAAACATTTTATTAATATAAAAAATACCTGATGTAATCGATGTTCTTGCTGCTTTATATATAACACCATTTTCTTGGTTATTACTTACTATAGTAATACCCTTAAACTGAGGTTTAAATCCTATTATTTCATCAGCTTGGAATAAAGATGTTTCTCTTTCTGGATTAGAAGATGTATAGGTTATATAAAGTCTATAATTATCACCAACAGCTAAAACATCATGAACTTTAGCCTTTAAAGGTGATTGTATAACATCGTTAGGATTTACTGGTGTTTCGTATATAACTTCATTTATTAAATTTTTAGCATCAGAGATAGGATTTAATGAACTTCCTGTTGTGTCTAATGTAACCGTAATATAATCTAACTGATTGTTATGAGTTATATGGCCAGGTAATACTAACGAACCCTCTTTAAAGAAGTGACTACCTACATGAGATAGTTGGTTCTGTAGTAATGATTGTATTTGTGTTAATTCCCTAGCTTGAACCGCACTTCCTGGTTTAAATAAAATACGCTGGAATTTTTCTGCAGGTGTTAACCCATCAATACCTGGTATATGGATATCGTCATAATAAGGAGCTGATGCACCTTTATAGCTATTATTTGCCATTATCTATATTCCTATAGTTCTATTACTAGTTTAATATTCTCTATCTGGTCATGGACCCTATTAACTCTATGTCTTTTCTCAAAATATATAACATCACCTGTAAATTTATCAATATTATCAGGATTATGTAGACTATCTACTGTTCCTAAACTATTACCATTCGAATCCATAAGTGAAGATCCTGAGTCAAAAGATATATATCCGGTTTCATCTGATTGGTGATAATATACAGTTGTAACATCACCCAAAACAGTTGTATGATCTATATAAGCTTCTGCTGTTAGTGTATTACCTGTACCTACTGCCATACTAATATTATTAGTTGCATTAGATGATAAAGCATTCATACTGGTAATTTTAAGTGACTGTAATGGATTAATAACAGTATTAGCTGTTACACCTTCGACACCAGAAATAATACCAATTTCATGAAACATTCTAGGTGCATCTGCAAATTCAGTTAAGTCGAACTGACAATTAACACCTAAATTATTAGAACCAAGAACAGCACGTGCTGATTTACCAAAACCACCTGGTGGTGGTAATATAGCATTTGCAGTAGCTTGTTCCTCTAATGTAATACTGTCATAGCTTATAACAATATTAACTTCTCTCCAACGACCTATATTATTCGCTATACTGGTAGCATCTGAGTTTAAATCAACTTCTGTAGGATTTTCAGGTAATATATTAATAGACTTTATATATTCTCTATTAATGTTAGGACCAGATGAATATGCTTCCATAGTAATCTGAGCTGCAGGTATTTCTATTCCTTTATCTACAGCACCATCACCATATAAATGTACTGTTGGTGTATTGCCTGCTGTATATACACCACCATTAGTAACTTCTATAGAATATATTTTACCGTCAACTGCAGAGTTCTCAACATTAAATTGGTCTTGATCTCTAGTATTTCCTATGTCAGATCCTATAGGAGTAGGTATATATTTAGAAGTAGTGAATTTAGTATTTAGATCTGAATCGATTTCATATAAGAACTTCCATATATAACCGTCTGCCGTCTCTACTACTTTAGTAAGATCATTACCGACAAGTGGTGCAGATGTTGAATCTTGATAAACAATAGAAGTTACATCTGATGTAGTAGGGTCTATTACTACACTTTCAATAGGTGCATACAGACATACAAATACCTTTCTATCATATACTACATTATCAGTAACATCTGATTCTGTGAATGTAGAAAGAGTTGAATTGTCCTCATATGAACTCCATGGCTTATATGGTTTACCTGACTCCCAAATATTCCTTCTAGAACATAATTCCATATCTGAATTTTCAATTTTCTTTAAAATGCCCATATTACTATGAGCCTTATAGAAAGTATTCTTAAAGATATCCTCATTAGGAGGGATAAGAGTATTATCAATAGCTGTTACCTCATCAATATCTTCGTTAGGCCATGATTGGCTCCGGCCTAAGAACATATAATAATCCGAACTATTACCTATATCCTGTTTAATAAACTGAGCCGCGTTTATTCTAAATTGAGATGTTATTATTGCTGTCATAATGGGTATACCTTATAATCTTTAATGTTTGTGTTTTATTTATTTATATAAATTTAGGGTAAAGTTTCTAACTCAGCTTCTATATTACCTGGTACCCTATAATAGATAGTGTCGTTGATTGTATAATTATCCCAGGAACTAGAAGTAGTAATTAATGAATGCTTTATATTATCTAACCAAGCTCTCATACCTAATGGTCTTTCTACGTCATATAAAATCAACATCTTTCTTACAGAATTATCTACTACTCTAGACGTAGATATTATTGGTTGTATATCACCTATTAATTCTAATATGTAAGACGAACATACATATGATTTTAGTTCTTCTAGGCATGTATTATCACAAGTTTCACAATCTGTTGTATCGTTAGCTTTAAATAGACGGTTGGATCCATTTAATATTGTAGAAAGTATCATCTCAGAAAACATTACATAACCTAGTGGGTGTGTCCCTTTATTATATACACCACCCCATATATCTTGAGATATTTTAGTGTTAGATATAACATAAGAATACAATTGATAAAACTTTGAGTCATGTATTTTTATACTAGAATTACTTAATAAACCATTATCAGATTTACTTGGTGAGGGTATTAATAAGTGTTCTTTAGGAAACTTAACCTCAACTTCAGGTGACTGGTAAAATATCTTAAAGAAAAGTTTTATAGAATCTACGGACCCTGCTGTGTTGTATAGTTTATTTAGATCTTTATATAATAATCGACTATCACCTTTATATAGGGATGGTATTTTAGAACCAAAAATATTTTTATAATGATCCTCAATACTGTTAGACGTATCTATATCATTATTCTCAATTATTCGTAAATAATCAATTATACTCTCATGCTGCTCTAAAAACTTAATATAACCATCTAAGAAATCTATATACTGTTTGTTATTAACTGATAGATGATCTGGTATTATTTCAGATACAGCTGTTGTTTTTACTGGTCGAGTATACATAAGTTGTTCTATAAGTTAGCAATAGGGGATATAGTTATGTCTGTCTCTTCTATATTTAATATATTATTAAATTTAGGGTATATAGAATTTGAATAAGGTGTAGCTTTAAATGTAATGTTATTCACTGCAAAAGTATTAATCAAATCTTCTAATGTAGAACTATAATTATCTATATTTAATTGTCCATTATATGAGTCAACATATCCTACATTAGCTTGTACAACATCGTTAGTTTTATTTGATATAATATCTATCATGCGCCGCTTATTATAATTATCATATCTGTCTTTAAAAATACAATTAGTATTGTTATAGTTGAATTCAGTTGATGTCATGACAGATACATTATTAGCAGAATCATTTAACTTTTCTGCAAAATTAACTTTAAATGACCATACCTGTGGTCTTGTATTCTCCTTTGCATTCCATTCTGCATTAAACCCAGTTGTATCTTTTAATACCATATTATATATAGTGTCACGTTGAATAGTATCAATAATATTAATAGTTTTTGACATTATTACATCTACAGAGGAATCTAGTACATTAGGACTAATAGAGTCAATTATGGATAATAAATTAGATTTTCTAAAAACACCAGCGAATGATAATAAGATATTATTATTATAATTTATTATTTCCTCTTTAATATTTCCAGAGATCTTTGCTATGTTATTAACTTCTTTATTATCATAAGTATATTTTACATCTAGAATAAGATCGATCTTTTCGTGGTCTCTAATCTTAGCATTAATTCCTAATACATTCTTTGAAGAAATAGTATTTAATATGGTATTTTTTTGAGTTAAGTCAAGATATTCATCAGAATCAGATATAGCTGATATATATACAATTCCTGGTGTTGATGGTATTTCAGTTTCTCCACCCCAAACATTAATTGATTTAAGACCAGGTGATGTTGAATTAATTAATGCTTTATAATCATCAGCAGCCACTGCTCTATTCTGTGCTGCATAACTTAAAGGTGAGTTGAACTTAATAGACTTTATAGCCTCTTTAGGTTCTCCTGACTTTGTTTGCATATTCTCCATATTAATAGTATGAATACCATTGGTATCTATTATAGTTGATATATTATTACCATCTCTAGGATCGTCAATAGTACCTGCTATATATGATAATGTAACAATATCATTATTCTCTAAACTTTTACCTATTATACCATCACCAAAATAAACAGAAAACAATCCATTCTTATTTTCTTGGGTCCAATATATATTATCTTCTGTTAAAATCTCGGATATTTCTGAAATATGTTTATAGGTATTAGTAGTTACACCAGAAGTTATATTAGGTCGTTCTACTGATACTACAAGTGTATCTGTATTAGCATTTTTATGTGTAAGATACATAATACCAGTATCACTATTATTATACCTGTACTGATCTTGAAGATATACACCTTGAACTAATTCTACTTTATCAAATTCATTACCTGATGCCGGTACGTCAGACTTTACTATAAACGGGTAATCCTCACCATCGACTGTTATACTAGAAAATTCACTACCTCTTTCCATATAGTCTGTATTAGCAGGTGTAATCTTAACTGTAGCCCTAGAGGATCTATATGATCTTGGAGTATATCCTAGTAATTTAGCATGTGATACAGCTGAACTTCTTAATTGTGATGTATCTAAGAAGGATTCATTTACAGCCATATTAGCATTAAATGCATTATAGTGTGTAGTATATGCCAATACATCTAGTACTGAATTAATAACAGATCCTTCA